CGTCCACATGGCATAATCGGATGGATCAAGTCCCGCATCCCTGATCGCCTGTTCTATATCCTGAGCGATAAAACCTGTATGAACACGTGCCTTGTCCTCACCTTTCTCTTTTATCGCGTCATTCAGCCTGTAATTGACAACATTGACATTATACAGGGCATCCAATAATTTCCTGTCAGAATTATTGGCTTTCTCATCAAGGATGGATGTGATGGTCTTGACGTTTTTGTCCGAGGTCACGTTTGGTGCGGTCTTTATGAAAAGATTGTTCCATGAATTTCCCGCACGTCCCAGATCACCACCGCCAGCATTGAGGGGATGGAAGGAAATGGCCGCGAAAGCGAAATTCGCATTGGTTCCGTCCGACCATATCGTGTTGACAAAAGTCTTGTTGTTTCCCTCATTTCCATCGGAGTTCACGGAATACTGCATGTGAATTTCCCTGGAATTTGGATTTGGTTCATAATTTTGTGTATAATCATCATTTATCGGTCTTAGGCCCGCATTGATCCAAGTGAAACCGTCATCGGTTTTTGGAGGCGGATAGGTGAACTGACCTGTGCTGTCAAGCATTGTGGTTCCCAGGGGTTTGTTCGCTCCATCTTTCGCGAAATAGGTATCGGGGTTTATCTTCTGGTTGATATCGTCAACACCCTTCTTCGCCTCATTAGCCGCCGCATTGATATTGGCGATATTGCCGTTTATATCATTTACCATTTTGGCGACTTCAGAGAGTTGCTTTGGTGTGCCGCCACCATCAATTGAAACGGTACATGCGGAAAGATCCAAATCTTTTGGAGAATTGTTAGCCATTTTAATATCCTGTTAAATTTTATTGATTGATTTTAGGTCTGCCTGTCAGTCTTGCGTGCAGAGAACGCCGCCATTGTTCATGCTGTGTCTGTAATGGACACTGCCGTCCGTAAGAACGATATTTCCGTCCAGGGACAATCCTTTCGGCATGGACTTTCCCCCGTTGACATAGCTGTCCTGAGCGATAAAAACGCTTCCGTTGATTGAAAAGTCATCAGGCAATGACGCGACCTGATCCATAGCCACGATCTGTCCGTTATTGTCCCTGAACAGACCCGTATCCACATTGATGACCGTTCCGTCATCCATCTGGAATTCAAGATTTGCATCATTGCCCATCGCGATGGAACGGATACCGTTGCCACGTACACCCGTCGAACCCATAACGACAACAATCCCGTCATCCGGATTTTCGTAAAGTATTCCCTCCTCGCGAATGGGAAGGATACAGACAAAATCAAGAGTTTCCTCCTGTTCTGTCGTTATCTCGCATCGTAGGGGAACATTCCGGTTCAACTCCCCACCGCTCAGTCGAACCGTGAAAGTCTGGTCCTGGAATGTGTATTTGTCAGCCGTTACCTTGCTGTCACTTGCGGAACCGACTTTCACCGATGCAATCCTGTCATCAGCCAGCATGCGGTTCTTTACAGAAAAACTGTAGAATTTCCTTTCTGTAGGTCCCTTGCATGACAGTCTCAGTCTGGTACCTCCAAGGCATCCTCCAGGCAATTCAAATATTTCACGATCAGTCTGTGAAACATCTGTTTCCTTGTTATTCTGTATATTGTTTGGTTTGTCTTTATCCGTTGAAGTATCTTTTGATTCATTTGGATAAGGTATAGTCAATTTTGTATTTTTTTGGCTTCTGGAAAAATCATACACCATTATTTATATCCTGATTTTCTAGTTAACGTGTGAACTGGAATTTGATATATCCCGTGGAACCGTCCCCTCCCTGCCATGAATGTGGCGATTGCCTGTCCCTGGTGCACCCACCCGCACCACCGGCTCCGTAACCTGAACCCGATTGTGCCTTGTCCGCCCAGTCCGGTGTTCCACCCTTTCCCAGTGGTGTGCTTCCACCCGCACCGCCAAGATGATCATCCTCTGTAGCGTTATCGACACCATGTCCCCCGTCCGTACCATTCGGACTTCCTCCCTTGCCACCAGCCGTGTCCAATATGCCGCCACCGGCATAGGGTGTATTTCCACCGCTGCCACCTGTCACCCTTAGTATTTCAGTTTCATCAATCCTTACAAAACTGTCACCGCCACTGGATCCCGAATCATAATTGCCAATTCCACCGCACCCGATTTGTAAAAAAACCTTTTGATTGGGCATCACGTCATGAACGATGTTTTGCTGATAACCGCCGGAACCGCCGCCCCCGCCAGACTTGCCGCCACCACTCTCTTCACCGCCACCTCCACCGCCGCCTCCGGCGATCAGCCATTCCATTTTCATCTTTCGGCATCCCTTTGGAATGACGTAGTTATACTGACCGGCGGTCAGTTCAATGACAGGCTGATCATTCCATATCGCCTCGCCCCATTCCATCTTCGGTATCAGGTCAACGCCGGCCACCAACACACGCGGTGTATTCCCGATACTGTATCCGTTCTGGGATGCGTAGTTTCTCACCCCGTTGCTAAGGTCATTCAGGATATCCGCCGTTATCAGGTCTCCCTTCCTGATCATGTAATGGTCGAAGCCGTCCATTTCCCTACGGTATTTGCGAACGACCTCGTTATAGTCATCAGCATAGAAAATACCGTTGATAAAAAGTGTGTTTCCCTCATAGTTATGCATTGTCTTCTTCCCTAGTTCTGCCTGATAACGCATTCGACAGGACGGATTGAGGTCTCGTGACTGTTTTCCAGGGAAAATCCGATATGTTTCTCACCGTCTCCCGCTTTTCTGGCCACACCGGATATTTCCGAAATGGTTACTGGATCACCCTTGTCGATCATGCCTGTCACGAGAACGGGAATACGGCCTGCCAGTGCGACAGGTAACGCGTTCTTTCTATTCCTGATTGCAGTATTCATTATATAGGCTGGGGCTGTTGAGATGACCCCATAAAAAAAGCCCCCGATGGAGGCTCTTGTTATCTCTTTCTCACCGCCTATTTTCACAAGCGTCCCTGGATCATATCTCTCATCGGCAATATAGTATTCCGCAAGGTCTGCACAAAATGCGGACATGGACTCACCATTGAAATACTTTCCCGTAATGGTTCCCTTGCTATCCATGGTATAGAAACTGTTACCTGAATAAAACCAGATCAGTCTTGTTATTCTTGAAATCCTCCTGGAGATATATACCGCCGGTTTGCCCAGTCCTGTTCACAAGGTTGAAGTGAAGAGATGAATTTCCAACGATTAAACCGTTTTCATTCATATCCTTGTTTGTACTGTTGATATTCAGTGTTCCATTATTGATAGTTCCATTATTGATAGACAGGTTTTCGGAAATCATGTTGTTACTGACAACAGATTCACTTGAATTAATATTTTTACACTCTATTGTTCCATTTTCTCGAAGGACGATTACATTGTATACCTCACCATTGATTTTGCTTTGGATGGTTATTTTCTTTCCTTCATTCCGATCATTGGTTGCGAACATGCTTATGCTATTGTTTTCATCAAGCAGCCAGATTACCGATGGCATGTTGAGAACATCATTTACATATGGAATACCGGTCGCATCCATAACGATATTCTTTCCTTTCTGGTACAGTTCACTGTAGTTATCGATCTTCCCTTCACTCAACGGTCTTAGTTCGTCAGCAATGATTTTCTTGCCACTGAAGTTTGACGCGTTTACGGTTCCATCTTCACGAAGGATGATAGAGTTGGTCACCTTATCACCGCTCTTGCTCTGTATGGTTATCTTTTTTCCCTCATTCATGTCATGGGTCGCGAACATGCTCATGGTATCGTTACCATCAAACATCCATATTACCGATGCAAGGTTGAGAACACCATTTACATAATCTCTATTACCACGGTCAATTATAATGTTTTTATCTTCAACACAAAAAGTTCCTTTAATTCTCACATCGCTTTCGACAGTTTGAGGATAATCTGATTTTAATCTTAAAAATTCTGAGTTTGCCCATTTTATAGCACTATCAAATAAATTGACCCAATCAGAATTTACATTTCCAGGAATAGTTAGATTATTATCTTTTGTGGAAACCCAAAAATTATTGTTATCACCACTAACAATTGCATATTTTCTATATCCACCAATAGCATTGGCAAAAGATGGGTTAAAAGGATTTATCTGTGCTAATTTTAATATAGAGTTCGTTATTCTATCTGAAAATATGTTAATATCATCGTTATCATTTACATCAATACTTAAAGTGTTTACAAGAAATTGAGACAAACCAGATGCTGGAACAGTAGCCTGTCTCAATGTTTTGTTTATTTGTGCTGATGATGCAATTCCTGATTTCACACCATTTTCATACACTCCATTTGTTGATAGTGAATTAGCATATTCTTCATCTGTAAGAACATTGGCATTTATTCCTTGTGCCCAAGGATAAATATTATTTTTTACCATTTATTGGTTTTCCTCAAATTTGTATATGACATTTACCCCAGCAGGTTTTAAAGGCAAATAATTGTTTTCAATCATTGATCTGCATATTTTTGAAACTGAACCTTTTATCAAAAAGGTCACACTCATATTGTTTTCTTCAATATCAGCAATATACCCATTCGATTCAATCGCATAATTAATGATATTTATTGCACCTGGAAGCGTTCCATCCCAATGATTGCAAGCTATTTTCAATTTTATAAAAGTCCTGTAGATATTATCGGACAACTTTGCAATCTCATTTTTTGCATTACCAATTTCCCACCATATGCCCTCATCCCATCCCAATTTTTCAGTATCCCATGAAAAAAAAGCCTCAATATCAAGTGCGACATATCGAGATAATCCAACCCACATTCCAACAGCATCAAGTTGTGTTCCAGTTGCCGTGTCCAAATCATAATATTTATAGGCTCTTTCACAGAGATTGACTAAATCTGCAAAACCCTGGCACGAAAAGGCAACTGTTTGAACAAACTTGGGTTTGTCCTGATGTTCCGAAGTGATTAAATCCGTAAAAGTATTGTCATAAGCTGTCATATTTACTCTGTTGCATTAATCGTTATATTGGCGACTGGACACATGGGTTTCTGATTAAATTCCAGTTTCAAGTTTGATGAAGATAGGTTATTCCTGTCTAAACCTATCTGAATATCAATGATATCATAAGTTAAACCGCCATTATCATTAGGCAAGGTAGATTGCGCAAACAATCTCGTTGTATAAATAACACATCCAATTTTTTGAGATAGAATATAACTTGAAACATTTTGGGCGATTGATTGACCAATTTCATTGGTATAATCGGTAAGGGCCTGCAATCTAATTGAAACAAAAATACCAATTTCAATTGGACGTAAAAAATTGATTGTCTGTTGTCCACCAATCGGGTTTATCACTGTAACACTTGTCTCACCATAAGTGCCAACACCCATAGATTTTTTGTTTGCGATGACGGTTGCTATTTCTGTAGCGTCACCTCCATCAACAACAAGTGCTATATGTTTGCAGGAATACCTTTTTCATCTTTATTACCCAGGTTGTTTTCATAACCCTTGACATCAATCACACCCTTTAGATTTAATATTGCTCCTATCAATGCATCCATTATACTGTATGCAGGTATCATTGTGCTTGCCGCCTGTTGAATACGCAAATCAGCATCCGACTGGGGCTCTTTCCCGACAGATGCAGTAGTTGCATTCGTGACTGTCTGCCAGCCATTCGTTGGGGTTTTTATAATTGTCAATGTCGATATATTGACAGTTACCGCACCTGGAACCTGACATATGGAAGTTACCGTTATTTCTCCTGAAGACGGAATAACGACCGTAACAGGCAATTTCCATGTATAATTGTTAATTGTATCCTGTATCAATCCGTTTTGTATAATTGTTCCAGGAACACCGGTGATGATAACATCACAAGAGGAATTGCTACCATCCTTACGCTTAATTCCATTTATTTTTACATTACTTGATAATGCTGTACCTTGAGCCTTTGCGGGAGAAAATGAGTTGAAGACAGCTATCATGGCCTGATTGCTCGCATTTACAGCCTGAGCCTGAATGGCGATCCATTGTCCGTCCTGGGTTGAATTATCCAAGACAATATCCTGTCCATAAATTGAACGGTATTGTTCTTGAAACCAATTTAGAATAACATCATAAGTTGGAGCGGTAATCCCTTTATCTGTCACATTACATATAATTTGAGAAATACTCATTTGTTACGTTTCTCCATAGTTTATTGATGTCCTGCCATAAATTGTTTGTACAATTGCGTTTACGTTCAACTTACGGTTGTTAAGTCGGCTTTGATAATTTTCAATATGGCTAACTCCTTGTGTATCCAATATTCTTTCTCTAATAACAGCATCATAAATATTGGCAGTATGTTCACCCAAAACATTGGTTGCCCAGGGTATGCCATCACTGGTGTCGAAAAACCATTCCCCTGTCCATAATTTTAATCTTGAATCAAGCAGTTGAGAAACAACCCTGGGATGATCAGAAAGGAAATTGTTCAGGGACTGTCCAAACTGCATGTCTCCATTTTTATCAACAATTCTTATTTTCATTTTGGAGTTCCCGTTTCCTCACCACCTGGTTGAACACCACCATGTTTATGATTTTTCAGACTTATTCCTCCACCAATAACATCACCAGATGCTTTCATCTCACCTTTTATATTTACATCACCTTCAATATTGATGGATTTTGCCTTGATATTGATCTGATTGTTATCTAATTCGATTAACAGATCATCATTATCACTTTTTATCTGTAAGGAAGATGTGTTTATGTTTTTGAATGGTTTCGATTTGCTTGTCAGGCCGACAAGACATATTCCATCTGAAAGATCATGCTGGCGAAAATCATATGGTGGTTGACCTGTACCGGATTGCCACCATTCATCTATGGAACGACTTGCGAAAAGAACCATGCATTCATCACCGGATTTGATTGGAAAAGTTATGGAATATCCACCACCTCTCGGAAACATTACCGGACAATGGGGCAATATTGGCAAATCATGAAAAGTCTTGCTTCCATCATCGATAATGTCATACCCCTTGATTGCCAGTTTCACTGATGCAACAGGTGTGTTGTCTTGTATAAAATATTTAACGACTATACCTGGCAACATCGTCCACATACGTCCCTGCAAGGCATCACCGATCAATAAAAGTTCCTCTTGTCTGTCAGGATATCTTTCCCTGGTATCCATTAAAAAGCTCCTATGGTTCTTTGTGTCTGAACCGCCGATACATCAACGGCAATGCAACAAATAGTCGAGTACCAAACATTATCTCTTGTATCTCCCTCATGATCCACATAGGCGATACGATATGTTCCTGTTGGAGATGTTCCTATAATACTTCTGCGTTCAACACCATTTTCATTTGTCATGACCTGATTTCCGCCATTGATTGCGCTATACGAAACATCGGCTTGCGCATCAAGTGTTCTGGCATCCTTTATTTGAACAAGTACATTTCTTTTTAAACGGGCGTTCATTAGGCAAGTGGCCTGGACACCATCAGGAGTCTGAACGGGAACGCCAATAAGACCTGTTTTTGGTGACAGGATTATTGCCTCTTCATTTTGCGATTGGGGCTTCACCATATCTGGTATATGATAAAAGGAAACACCATTATCATCGATATTCCAGGCGGCAGATGTTGAATGCGCAAGAACACGACAATGATCACGTGTCATGCCATACATTATTTTCGGACGTGGTGCCGATCCTGTTAATGATGGGAAATCGCCTTTGCCAATCTTTTCTTTTTTGGCCATATCCTCAACAATCTGGGAATGCGCATGATTATATGACCAACCTGTCGGTAGCACTGCTGAACTTACCGCCTCTGCATATGCCATCCCACCAGTCACAGCTATAATTTCCAAAAAGGTGTCTACAGGATTTTCCTGTCCATCTCTAATTTGCTGTATTTTTCCTTCAAACAATACTGAAGATTCTTTTTGATAACCAATTGATAAACTAATGGATGTATAGAATGATTTGGCATTATTTATAGTAATTGGCGAAGGATTCCATATTTTTAATACAAGTTTTCTTGGAGTTTGAATAGTTCCATGCGTTACCCTGAATGTAATCCTCAACAGGGATAAATCTTCTGTATTACCTGCATTATCTGAAACCACTAATATACAGCTTCTCAAGAATTGTACTGACATAATTTATCCAATAAAAAAGCCACCCAAATGGATGGCTTGTATCGTTTTGATGGTTATTTATAAAAACTGGTTATCTATACGGTAAGCTCAGATATGAGCTCACCATAAATGTTAAAAATCTGGTCGCTCATCGTTAAAATCATATATTCCGCAATGAATCGATATCATCATCAATATTCCCCAGTAATGAGGTGATGCATTTTAACGTATTTATCAACTCAAGTTTGTAAGTCGGGTCTTTTGGAGACAAACAGTCAATGCTCTTGATAACCTTCTTCATGATTTCATTATGGACATTCAGATTTTTCACGCAATTTTTTACCGTTTCCTCAATATAATGTATCTTTTTCTCGTGAGAGCAACTCTCGTTAATATTCAGAGTTATATTGGTCATAACACTAGCCATTCAATCTTTCATTCAATTGTTGAATAACAATTAATAATTTTTAATAACACTCTTGATATCCACGAACATAACCCTACATAAAAGAAGCCTATATATTTTTTAAACCATACTAGGTGCGTAGATAGTGAACAGATTGTTCAGAGAAGGTCACTATCTACAATATGGTTTTATCGATGTTTATCGATACAAATAATAAAGCTTGTTTATATATGATTAATATTCATTAACTAAAATTAACCAGTAAAGATAAGATATCAAGATAATATTTCTTAAAGGAATTAACTTTTATTTCTTTGAGTTATTAATATTTACTTAATAAAAGAGTATATATATTATAATCCACGTCATTAATTCCGGTGATTACTGTTCACGATCACGTCTATACATGATTCGAGAACATTTCGGACAATCTGGTCAGTCCCTTTGGCGTTATCCTCACCTGTTCACTGATCCTGCCTGTTCCATCACTCAATGAAACCTCCGTCACCTTATGCTCAAGCAATCCCTGCTTGATCTTGTCCTGATAGGCAAGCCAGTTCTTGTTGCCAGTCCTTCGATAAATCCATTCATGGGAATTGAGATAGAAAAACAGTTCCTTTGGCCCCATCTGAAGATTCTTCGCCGCGTCCGTGATGCATAACGAACCGTCCGCCGTTGCAATGCGATCAAATCCATCCGCCTTCGGTTTCAGTGCATTATTCTCATTTTCAAGCATCAAGCATTTTTCCGTATAGGTTAATAGCGTGTTTCTCAGAAAGATGGGATCATCAAGATTGACAACAGGCTGATATTTTCCCTGTACCAAATTAGAGAGCGAAAATCAAAAGTTATAAAGCTTACTCAAAAGCTGTTTGAACAAAAAGTTCAAAAGAGAATTAAAAGATTTCAAGAAAGGTTAAATAATAATCGTGATGGAGGGATAGAACTTTAATTCTTATTAATAAGTTTTGAAAATTCTTCACTGGACAAAACATAATCTAATTTTGGTATTTTATAAATAAAATTCAATTCATCCAATGATTCTAAGCTGGCGCGTGATTCTAAGGCTTTTTGTTTTTGATTAGGAAGATAATTTTCAAAAAACTTATCTTCAGGTTCTCTTCTTCTAACTTGAGTTGCAAAAGATAATTCTGAAAAAATCCAAGGAGATATTAAACTACTATCTTCTTTAGTAGATTGTTTGGTCTCTAAGAAAAAAAAGTAATCTGACATTTCAATCATTGTATGTAAAGCTGTATTTAAAATTATAAAAAGATTGCTTGTTGTAAAATTTCTTTTTTGATAATCATAATTATCATTATCATTGACTTTACTGTATATGTTATCAAATTCTTTTAATAAATCATATATATTTGCCCAAAATATAGAGTCGATAAAAACTTTACATTTGTAATTTTTTTCTAAAATTCTTGCTAAGTTAACGACTTTATTTGTATCTGCGTGTGAGTGAGATAAGAAAACTTCATATTTAGTTTCATTAAAAAAATTATCAACAATTTGATTAACAGTTACTTTATTCTTATTCTTAATAAGCCACCTTACAATATTTTTGATATTATCATTATATTCCTTTTCAAATGATAACGAATAATCATTTTTAATTTCAACATTAACTTCATCAAATTTTTTTACGTAACAATTGACAAACATAATAATATTATCCTTACAACAGTTTTAAATAAACAAAAAAATATTAAAAAAGGGTAAAATAAAATAACAGATAAAGAAAAAAAAGCTTTTAACATTCGATAATATGTAATGTTATCTCTTTTTAAATTATATAAATCAGTAGATTGTAAATTATGACTGTGAAGTTTTTCTATAAATATTTCGTACTTGTTCCTGAAAGCGCGTTCAATACACAAGTAGTAAGCATCTAAAATCCAGCAAGTAATTATAGGAAATACAGCATACTTACAATTGGATATTTGTTTATTACTAGCTAAAATAGAAAACACTGCTGCAGTTATAGCTAAACACCATTGTTTACAATTCACACTATTATTAGCAAGCCGCGTGATAATATTCTGAAGTATATTAATGTGTTGTTGTACCGCAGAGGAGTCATAGTTTAAAATTTTTTCTGACATGTATGGCTTCTTATTTTAAATTTTTTTAATAATCCGACATTAATAACAATTACCCACCGTAAAAGTATCTGAAAATCGTAAATAATCTACTAATCATTTTTCATTTACCACGCACAATATTAACAAATTTTTTAGAAAATCTATAAATTTTACATTTCAAAATTATTTTACTATAGTTTCTAATTTCAAGTAATTTTCATCTTTAGAAAATCCCTGTTAAGATATATTCTCCTCATCCTTATTATTCCCCTTATTTGTGAATGCACAGGAAAACAATAGCAAATCTCCCAATCTGATAACTGTTGATGGTGAAGGGATATCGCAAACAAAACCTTATAAATTAAAATGATAAAACATGCGCTTTGCGGAATGAATATATAACTTATTTGAAAACCAAAGGATGGTGCTGAGGCAAGCCTGTAGATTTTGTATATCAAGAAAAGTGGGAACACTGTCAAAACTAGATAATGACATATAAATATGATTCATTTCCCAGATTATTGAAAGTCGGAACTTTATCAGAATTTCCATCTGTAACCACGACAAGACCAAACGAGAACTTTATATAGCTGAACTGTTCAAGCAAATTCGTCCCCGTGACAAGAGGAACACCCAACAGGATCGGAGTGCCGTCCGCATTCATAATATCAAGAACCCATCCCCCATTAGGCGCATTGCAATAGAACAGACGCAATTGATAGTTTTTTTGTAAAATTGAGATGTTGAAACTCTGGTTTGCTGGGATCAATGGTATTTCATACAGCTTGTTCATTGGAACAGCTCACTTATCCTATCTGACAGGCTGTCATTATCAACATTTTTCAATTGCTTCGTACCCATCTTCAATTGGGATGATGTTTTGGAGGCAAATTTTTGCACATTTGTCGGGGTTGATATTTTCCCCATTGATGTCTCGACTATTTGCACAGACCTGCAATTCAATATGACCATCATGGAATATGTGGTGTTTTCAGTTGTTTCTGTATCAATGGATTCAATCAGGACATTTTTATATTTTCTCTTGCTTGTGACAACTGTACACAAAACACGTTTTTGTTGCAATTTTCTTAACGACTCATAAACCTCATTGATATAATTCTCTCCCAATTTACCGGTTACGAAATTACTCAGCTTAAAATCGGAAAAATTTTCAGTCAACGCTTTCAGACTTGAATTTGACCATCCCCATTCAAGCGTGAATTGAGGTGGAATAACATAGGCATGATCCGTAATTGCGGCACCGGTTTGAATGGGATGCGAGGTTATCCCCAATGTATCTTTATGTCGTTCACGCATGACAAGGTCAGGAATAACCTTAACATCTCCATTACTAAGAGAATGACCACTGTTAAATAACAGACTGGTTGCAATATCGGTAAAACTCATGCCCTGCGTCCTTTCATATTTCTCACCAGTGAATTATTCTGAGCCTGCTGTGTTATATTTTTAATCTCGTTTGCGGTCGCATGCGGGTCTTTTGCTCCATTAACGGTAATATTCTGATTGATTGTTTGACTGTTATTGACACTTTTCTGTGCCATGGGCATCAATTTTGTCATCAGATCAATATTATGAGCATAACCTATGCGTTTAAGCATGTTCGGGTCATTCATGCTTTCCCCCGATATTTCAATATATTTATTAAAAGCCGCAGTAGCAGAATCAAGATTGGAAGATTTCATAAAATTTCTAAAGTTCTTTGTTTGATCTCCATTCTTCAATTCCCAAACAGCAGCTCTCATGGCATCCGCAAAATTGGCTTTCCATACATCAATACCTGTACCTTTCAAGATTTTGTCACGACGATCTTCATTCCATTGCTCCAACCCACCATGACCTCCCGGCCCTTTTTTCGCGGGATCAAGACTGCTTTCCTGTTGCCAGTTCCCGATCATGGCAATAGCGTGAACCCTGTCAATCCCTTGAGAGGTGAGATATTGCATGGCCTGCTGAACCTTGTCAAAATTCAGGCCCGTCAATTTTTGCTGGGCACCAACAACAGCACCCGCCGCACGCTCCCTATAATCCTGCATCATTTGATCAGTGGCCTCAGCATCTTTTTTACTGAAATCCTTGAGGTCCTGGAATGCCAGCTTGATATTATCCCATGATGAATTGAATCGACCATTTAGCAAGTCATCCAGCGCGCCACTGATATGCTGGATCAATTTTCCAAGTTCCGTAAAGGTCGCTAGAAACTCTGTTTTGAAATAGCTTGATAAAGGGGCTGTCCATTCTTTTACATGCGGCCACATAGTCCTGAAAATATCCATGATATTCTCTATGGATTTTGTGAACGCATCGATGCCAGGTTTCCATTTTTCCCAATCTATTAGGGATTTGCTACCATCTTTCCATTTTTTATAATCATTGTATAAAGAAAGGATAAACGCCCCAAGTAAGAATACAATACCCAGGGGAGTTGCCTTCAATGCCGTTGATAGGACTACCCATCCCAAATATAGCTCACCTAATGTTTTGATCCATCCCAATGATCCATCATCCAGTTTCATAAACTGATTATAAAGACCGGAAATGGCATCAACACCTTCGCTGAACATTCTGAACAGTTTTTCAGAAAGATCGATCACGAAACGCGATATTTTTTCAATGGCATCAGTTATTTCCCTTGAATGGGATATCAACAAATTGCGGAATTTTACAATATCTCCGCCAATACCATCCATTAGGGAGACAGCCACACGGTCTCGTAAAGCCTTTATCGCGACAGCGGTAAGATTGAACTGCCGCATGAATTTCACTGATTTTCTGGCGGCCTGATCCTGATTGACACCAACAGCCTTATAAATATCAGAATATTGTTTTCCAAAATTTCCCAGGCCTCGCATCATGGCCTGAAGAGTGTTTTCATCAATTCCCAACACGCCTGCTGATGCTTTGGCCTGCCAGTATGGCATTGTCTTGAATTGTGAGGAAAGGTCCTGCATGATCATGGATGTGTCACGCAATCTGCCTTCAGCGTCCCTGGTATTTACTCCCAAACGTTGAATGAACGATTCCGCTCCGGGAGAAGACCTTAAAAAGTTGCCAATTGACTGCAAGCTTGCTCTTGCCGCCTCCGCATTTCCTCCAACCTGAGACACGGCAAAAGCCAATTGCTGCATACCAGCTACAGTAGACTGAGCCCGATCACTTGAAAACTCAAGCTGATTATATGATTCGGCAACTTTTGAAACGGCAACAACCACACCCATGAATGATGCGGTAACAGCCAATGCTGTTTTTTTAACTGTTTCGAGAGCCTCAATGAATCTCTGTTGTCCCTGCTCGTCGATTTTCCAACCCAATCCGACAAGGAATTCCTGAATTACACTAGATGATGCCATTGTTTTTTATTGATTCTGATTTGCTGTTTGAGCTCTTATCTCGTTTTCCGCCTTTGCATTCAACGCGTCATTCATAAGAGCGAAATCATTTAAATCAAGTGTCCCGTTATATAGTGATTCCATTTTACATATACCTGCCAAAACAGGACGCATCATGAAATCCATACAATCCGGTAATGTAACTGCCTTGAAATTTACGCCGCACCCAGTCGCTTCGTATTGGAGGGGGCGGCGGGAATAAAACCCCCGAGATTGTATAAAATCACTGACCATGTCAATGTAAGCATGTCAGGCAATTCAATCCATTCATAAGCCAAACCACCAGTTCTATGCCATATCGGAAAATCACGTTCATGTTCTTCATCGCGATATTCAACGGTCTGCAAACACGTGCTAATGATATAATCAGCATCATTATCTGATAATTTGGCTATTTCCTCACCAATTTTAGTTAAATTAAAAGATTTTTTTGCCTCCAGACGTGATTTATCATCAATACCGACAGGTTTTGAAGCGATCACAAGGTCAGTCATGCCTTCACGTGAATATCTGGAATTACCCGCATGATTTCTAAACTGTCTGACCCATTGTGGAATTGAAGCGATAACCATCTGCAGGGATTGATTGCCTGACGTTCTTACCTGGTTCATCAAAAACCCCCGTATCGTTCATTGTGTTCCTCAATCATCCAGTCAAACTTGCCCGGTTTTTCCTGACTGCAATTTTGCCAGTTTTTCCTTGGGAAAGGATGAATATTCCGGTATTGGGACGATCTTCTGCACCAGTTGCGCCATGTCGCGTTCCAGTCCCGTTTTTTGGCATTCGCGCCAGCCTTTGAACGCCAATAATCACAGAACTCCCTGTGAGTGTTCTCTGGATCAATCCCCTCATCCAACGCGCATTGACGGTTTTTATCCGTCAGCTCCAAATCGTCTGGCAAAATTGTTCCAGACAATGGATTTCTGGATTTTGGCTTGATATGTTTTTTTTCATCAGGGGGAATTAAAGGGGGTATATTATCTACGTTAGTAGATATATCTTGTTCTTTATTCTTGTTCTTGTTCTTATATATAGACGAATCTTGATTTATTGGCTGTTTACCGCCAATCTGTGTAACACTTTTGGTAACACTACCGGTAACAGGGGTGGTAACACCGTCGGTAACAGGCTTGGTAACAGAAGGCGTGACAGACCTGGTCATGCGTCGACAAAAGATAACACCGTTTTCGTCTTTTGATAAAACACCTTTCTTCTCCAGTTCCGCCAGATAGCGAATGACATATTGTTTGTGACCGTTTGTGAAATTGGCTATTTGAGTGATCATCATCGGCTGTCCGTTCAATTCCAGATATCCGTAACGATCAGACCGTGTCATGAGACCGATCAATTCAAACCACAAGCCTCTTGCGCCATAAGAACAGCTTTGAAGATTTATATCGAGTTGCCAGTCTTTGAAATAAAACTTTACCCAGCTATGATTTTTAGACATATTTGTCATGATATTTCCCCTTCCGTATGGTTCATGGGGAAAATCAATGTTCCGTCTGTATCTCGAACCAGATATTCTTTTTCAGTAAGTTCCTTTGCGGCTTTTCTAACATTTTCAAGGGTAGTTTTTTTTGCAACTAATTTTTTACTCTCAAATGCAGCAATCTTTTTAAATGTTATTTCATCTTTTTTAATTATGGGAAATGTAAGGGTCATATTTAAATGAAATCTATAGCTTCTTATGGATTTCATATTCAGAATGTATAATAACTTCTCCAGTACCTCACGGGTATTTTCTGTGATATCAGACCATTCTACATCTGGTTTTGAATCAAATGCGGTGATCTTGAAAATTTCTTTATTTACAATTTTTGAATCATTCTCTAATTTTGTCATTGCTCTTACTTTCTAGTATTGGGGCATTGTGGGGTGTCTTTGCCGTCAAACTTTGATCCCCACAATTGAATGTTTCCTGAATTCCTGTTCACTGACCATTGTCTATCTACTCCTTTATATCGCTGGTTCAGTCCCTTCCTATTTTCCATTCTGTTTTACCTTTTCCTGCAAATCACGATTAACCTCCAGCAATTTTCTGGCCTGATTATTCATGATAATGACTTGAGACCATATTTTCCCTTTACATAATGCAAAAGACAGAAAACCCAATCGCAATTCGATAAAGCCATCACCATGATCAAATCCAAAACCACGCCAAGCAGCTGTTATAATTCCTGTAAACACTTTCTGGTTTCCTTTACTGTTTTGATGATCTCTTTTTCCAATTCAGGACAATCAGCCATTAGGGTAATCAAGTCCTGCATTCTCGGTGCGTTTTTACCATATAGCCAGTTCTTAAAAGTGACCATTGACCAACCACGCTTAACAGCGACAAGCTTTGGAGCGTTACGCACTTTTCCATATCTTTTCTGTATGTGTCGTTGTGTCATCTCAACACAAAATTCATTGGTAACCATGGTAAAAATTTTACACTTTTTTTGACTAAAAATTTTCAACAATTTCCTCCATAAATACTTATGAAAATCAAACAATTATGGAGAAAGGGAAAAGTATGAATAGACAAAATTGACTCATATATGCATTTGCTTCATAGTTTTTATTCTGAAACTATAATGATATGGAGTTATGTTATGTCTATAATGATCGTTGATTGTCCTCATTGTTTCAAACGTAATAATTCTGCTGAAATGATTGGAATTCGAGAAGTAAAACTTAATAATAAAACTACAGTTTTTTCGTTAGTAGGTTTTTGTTCAGATTGTAATTCAGGTATAGCTATTAATGCCAAACCATCCAAAAATTTTTCAAAAAAAATGGAAATATTATCTATTATCCAAAAAAATGATAATGAACCAATTAATTCTTTTTTTGATGAGGAATACACTACTTTTCCAGCTTTTCCTTCTAACAAATACATTGTTAATATTCCTATTGAACCAACTGAAATTGCTATTGAGTATAAAAATAGCAAGGGGGAACTTTCTAATCGTCGTATTCGTGTCAATTCTATCGAATGCAATGATAAAAATAACAAGTTAGTTCCCCAAAAATTAGATGCTTATTGTTTAGAACGCAAAATGCCACGCAATTTTATTATCAAACGTATTATGCAAGCTTATAATGCTGATTCTGGAGAAATAATTGACGACATATATAGCTATTTGGTTAATAAGTCCTAACTCATTTTATCTTTCTATCCTTTCTTTTAAAAATATGTCTGGACGCAATTCTTCACGAGGGATTCCTGTAATTCTTTCAACCTCTAATAAACGATGAATAGGTAAAACTTTCCACCTACAGACAGCCGCATGATTAATTCCAATTGCTTTAGCTAATTTTACAGGACCGCCAACTTTATGAATGATTTCTTTTATGTGCATCATGATTATATTTATGTGATAAATTATCACTCTTGTCAACAATATTTATGTGAATTTTTAACACACAAGAAAGAGCTATAACTTTTATAATTACTTATTTGTATAACAAGGTTTTAAATGAAAAAAACTATCGGCGATAAAATTAGAAAAATTCGTCGTGAAAGCGGCTTAAAACAAGTCGAGTTTGTAGCCGCATTAGATATTGATAGATCTTATTTATCTAAAATCGAATCAAATCGAATTAAACCTGGAAGAGATTTATTAATTAAAATAGCAAAGGAATTTAATGTTTCTTTGGACTGGTTGATAACTGATACCGACGATACCTCTACTCCAAAAAATAATGATGAAGCTTTATTACTTTACGCATTCAGAAATATGCCAAAAGATGAAGCAAAAATGCATCTTCAATTAATGTTACAACGTGTTGAAAATGATATTAAGAAATGAACTGATTATTTTAATTACCGAAATAAAATATAATCTTTATGTTAAGAAAGACTAATACAAATGGCAAAACAACCTCCACCTCCCAAACCAATTTATATTCAAAATAATACTCTTAAAAATACGTCTGTTATTTTAAATACCCAACAATCAAAAAATAAGATTTTACAGATTAAAAAAACACAGATGGGAATTACAATTAACGACTCTGTTGATAAAAATATCATTCCTAAAAGATAGGAAAAATCCATAACGCAATTAAAAAGGCAACCAATGGAGCACTAATAAAAAATACCCATGCATATTGCATAGCTATTTGAATATTTTTATATTCAATCGTATTTTTCATACTATCTAATTTATACAAATCAGCAAGTTGTTCTGTTATCTCCAGTTCTGTCGTTAATCGTTCTTGAATTAAATCCATTTCATAAGGAGTAATATGAGTATAAATCCATGGTGTCGAATAAAGAGTTACAACACACAAAATCCCCACCGCCATTAATAATAAAGCTAAAATAATTAAGGGAAGAAAAAATTCTCTATGGGTAAATAAAAGAGATATTACCAATATAATCAGTGTTATAACCCATCCTAATAAATTATTTGCTCTATTTTTAAGTCTTTGGACAGCTAGATCCAAGCGATTGGCTTCATCCTTTGCATATTCCAAAGCTAGCTTTGCACACCACAACCTTAATCCATCATCACGAACCTCACCTACTTCTATTTCTTTATTTTCAATATTCATTTTAAAGCTCATTTTTGATAAAACATTTATTAGATCTATTATAAATCTTACTCTAATCTGCTGTAATTGTTTAAAACCAATAAAACTAATTATTACCAATTTTATATTATTAAAAATAATTTGTGACATATTATCATTTTTTTATTGACATAAAAAGTGATAATATGTCACATTATGCATATAAGATAATTAATACATCTTTGAACACATTAAGAAGACAAACAATGAAACACAATTCACCATAGATTCCCCTCAAGAAAAAGGAAATGACTCTAAAAGCCACATCCTAGTTTTATTCACAATGTCAATGAACTGTTTATTAATTAATCTATTACTTTATAAGTAAATTACTTGTCAAGCAAAAATTACGTATAACGTTATGTTTTCAGAAATACAAATAATCGATAATGCATTAGGAGGAATCTTAATGCAGAATAATATCAAAAAATGGCGAGATAAGATTGGTAAAACACAAGAAGAGCTTGCTGACTATATGAATGTTAGCGTTCCTACTGTATCAAGATGGGAAACGGGAGTTAATGATGTAACCTTAACAAGATTAAAGAATATTGCTGAATATTTTAATATAACAGTTCCTGAGTTGCTTTCTGATCCTGAAGATATCACACGATTTTTTAAAGCAAGAAGAATAAGTGAAAATATGGATAAAGACACTTATAACGCATGGATTGAAGTTGGAAATATTATGCAAAAGAAAAAATAATTTACTTTTGAAGTAATAAAACATTTGACATTAATATTACTTATAGAGTAAATTAGAATCATAAAGAAAACAAAAAAAGACCGAGTTGCCGCTCGATCTTTTTCCTAACCCCTAACTAGGAGTAAAACTAAAATGTCTTTCATCAATACATTAAAAAAAATGTTTTGTCCAGAAAATTCTTCCAGTGAAATCGATAGCCGGTATGACAATCATGATTTTGATATCATTCGTTTTTATGAATCAGAAATACTGGAAATGAAAAACAGGATTTGTTCATTGAAAAGCGATATCAAAAAACTGGAACGTTGTGAAATAAGGATAGCCGGTCTCAATAAGGAAAGGGCGAAACATTACCGTGACCAGCGTGAGAAATATGAATGCCAGGTTAAAAAACTGCAAAACCTTATCTCTTTAAGAGAAACGATACTCGATGTAAATCATTCAATTTGTGGAATGAAAGGCATAAATGGCCATGCATGACACTGATATAGACAGTTTCCTGAAAGAGAAACATAACAACCTGATCAAACCGATTTTCAATGAATATGTTCAGATCATGAAAAGAAAGGATATTCCTGATGATCATAGATTGTCTGAAACTGTATATACATTGAACAGGTTCGTGAATGCGATAAAATCGTTTACGGAACTGGCAAAATTAAAACTTGCCGATAATATGCAAAAAGATGGTGTCTTGAGCTACAAGACAGAAGACCTGACAGTTTCCCTTGTCAGTCCGGTTCCGTCCTGCATCATATCTGATCCTGACATTATTTCCAGGCAGCACCCTGAGTTAATGTCACCTCCCAAACCTAACAAGACCGAGATAGCGAAAAGACTTCGCAAGGGTGAGGAAATCAACGGAGCGTATTTGAATAATGGTGGGCCACCAATATTGAGAATTACGCCGGTAAGTAAAAATGCAAATCCATATGCGGGAGAAAATAGCCATGAACAATAAAGTAGTCACACTTCCTAGGGAAAACCAGTCTATTCAATCTGTTCAATCAATTCAACATAAGCAACCTGTCGGATTAAGAAAAAAGTTTGAACCAAACAGTTTTCAGGAATTGCTTTTATTTTCCGATAGACTGGCAAGAACAAACTTTGTTCCAAAAAATTACAGGGGTAAACCAAATGACATATTCTGTGCAATCCAGATGGGTGCCGAACTTGGACTTTCCCCAATGCTTTCCTTGCAGAATATAGCCGTTATAAATGACAAGCCTTCCATCTATGGCGATGCAATGCTTGCGATATGCAAGGCATCCCCTCTTTGTGAGAGTATAGAGGAATATCTTGACGGGGATCAATCACAAATCAATACATTGACAGCTATATGCAAGGTCAGGAGAAGAGGTTTCAAAAATGAGATAACAAGCTCTTTTAGCTGGAAAGATGCAGAAAAGGCTGGACTTACAAAAAGAGGTGTCTGGTTGTCATACCCAAAAAGAATGTTGCAAATGAGGGCCCGTGGTTTCGCTCTCAGGGACGCTTTTCCTGATTTGCTGAATGGACTGATAACCCGTGAAGAGGCAAATGATTACCAGCATGAGGAAAACGGTTACATACAGAAAGATGACAGTCATACATGTGATGACAATAACAGGTTGAGCAATCAAATTGAACATGACGGTAATGGAAACCTGTCAAACAATGACATTGAATATAAATATGAACGCTGTTTCCAATATATAAACACAATAGAAACAACCAGGAAACTTGAGGATTTTACACAGCATTCAAAATTCATAAATCTATGTAATGAGATAAGTCCTGAACAGAAAGAAAAACTGGATGAACTTATAAATCAAAAGAAGGATAGTTTTAATCAGAAAAGTAAGGATAGTCCTAAACAGGAAAGTCCTGATGATTTCATTGAAGAAATGCCTGACTGCTGATTAACAGGGGATATATTGAAATGCTGGCAATTCATGAAAAAAACAATATAAAACCTGACCAGTGGTACGATTGCAATGGAAGGGATTTTTACAATTTTGCGGTTGACAGATTAAGACCAAGCCAGTTGGAAGTATGGGGATACCGCTATTATGAGGATGATCCGAATTACAGGGATGAAACGGATGAACTGTTTTATCTGACCTGTCTTGGCAGCACAATTTCATATGGTCTTGATGATAATTATGACGAGGTGGCGATACTTACATCATCAATCAGTTTCTGGAGATTGAGACCGCAAAAATTAAAAGAAATAAACCGCTGACACAAGGATTTACCAAATGGATATGATTGTGTCAATGGCAATTTTGATATCCAGTTCCACATGGTTTGGATACGCACTTTGTGTAGTGATACACGATCTAAGATCAAACAAAACAAAATAAAAAACATCCTGTAAATTCCATCGGTTTTACAGGATGGGGTTCAAAAAAAATAAAGGAAATAAAAATGAGCTCTCTAATAATACTGAAACCTGTCACGATAACCCTAGACAACAGTTTTTTCACGCTTGTCACAGAATTCTATCCAAGTGATGCCGGTATTTCAAGATCACTGAAAATTATTGAACGTGCCATGGAATATTATCAAACAGATAATATATACAAGGGTCTTCTTGTCGAGTTTCCTGACCATAAAGAAAAACTCGATAAAAATAGAGATTCAAGAAAATATCTCATAGATTTCCTGGTCGAACGCCTTAATGAGGAATGTGAAGATTACAATGGATAGCCAGTAAAATATCATGAAAATTGTCTGGGGGATCATTTCAGATGATCCTTCACGAAAAAAAGGATGTGCCAATGACACTAAATACCGGTCTTGAATTTTCTGAGGATCCAAAAGAACCTGTAATGACAATATGTATAGGAATGGGTGAAAATTCCATAAGTCTTGATTGTTCCACCATTGTAAGTGAATATTCAGAAGGAAAATCCACCTACCTTGAAAAAGAGTTGAATAAACTGTCATACAGGGAAAAATACGATGCCCTGGTTTCATTTCACGCAGGAAACAATGGTGAGAATATTTTCATTGATGAAATGAATGATCGTGAAAGCATTGAGAATAACCTTATATTCACTATCACCAACAAGGCATTGGTTAATGACTACAAGCTTCAGCTTGAAAGAATGAAAAAACTTAGAGAGCTCAAAAGACTGAACAATTACCAGTACTTTCAAAAAAGCAATAGAAGAACGAGAAAGCACGGGAAAAGAAGATGAATAGCAAAATAAAGGAAAAAACGGATAAAGATTACGATGTCTGCGAAGATCCACCTGTATTATACATCAAGGGAAAAAAGATAGTAATAAATGAAGATTTGATGGCTGACGATTATCTGAATGGTGAAACCGGTTATTTTGAGAATGAATTGAGGGATGTTCCCTATGAAGATATTTGCGACACAATACAGTACTTGCAAAAGGATCATTTTAGACGAGTGCGTTTGTCTACCACATTCATGAATAGAAAAAGGGCCATACGATTTCTTATGACTGGAACCCTGAAAGCTCTAAGATCTCTTCCCATTGAAATGTTCAATGAATTTTATAAAAATGAGGAATTATTTATTGAAGGTGGTAAACCCCACCGCAAGAATAAAGACATGATCTATTCTGTAACGATGAAAGGCAGGCATTTGTCGTTTGCCCTTTTCATGGCAATTCCCTTGCAGGAAAATACGGATATCAATTTTTTTGCATTGCAGAATAGACTGGAGAAAAACGAGACAGAGGAAATATACAATTTTCTTTGTGAAATATACCGAGATGATAACGAATATCTGAAAAGCGTAAGAAACAGTAGGGATGATTTATTATCATTTCTCATAAAAAAGATTAACGAGCAATACGCCAAAGAGAAAAACAGGAAAAAATTCTATTACAATTATATCGCAAAATAACAAACAGAAAACAGGTTAACCCAATGATTTGACAGGAAAGTTAATAAAATGAGTATAGATGTAGATGTATCATATTACGTTGGTATAGATAACAATAATTTTTCATTTTATATTATTTATTATTATAATGAAGAAGAATTAAATAAAGCTAATTTAATAGAAGACTTGGAAGAGTATCCTACCGAAAAATTATATTTGGGACTTTGTGAGGAATTTCCGGAAGAAAAAGAAGAATTAAAAGAAATACGGGATGATAGGGACGCTCTTATAGATTTTATCATGAATAAAATTGATGATAAAATGGCCGAAATTAAGTAAATTTCTTTAATTCATAAAAGATCAAACAAGACAAAATAGACTGCCGATACAATGAACGATAAAGAAGAAAACAAGATCACCAGATTTCAAAAAGATTATGAAAAACTTCTAAAAAAATACAATCTTGGTCATGTAATCAATCCAATCATCGGTTTCGACCTTATCGCCCTCATGGCCAACTTCAGTGAAAGAGAGGTTAGAAGACGGGCGAAGGACAGCGATTTCCCGCCAATCTATCAAATGTCATATAAAAACAAGGGTTACAAATTGCATGACGTGCAGCAATGGATAGACAGCCATAAGATATGATGGAATTTTACCGTACGGCAACCAGATCATCCGCATCCCTCAAATCCCTGGTGATTATATCAGCCCATTCCTGCATCAATATTTTTCTACGGTCAAAATGTGTTGTCCTGTTATAGGATCCCTCAACCTTATTTGGATTGATATGTGCAAGTGCGAGATCAATTACAAACCTGTCCTGTGGAAACCTTTCGTTCATGATCGTGGAAAACAGGGTGCGAAAACCGTGCGGTACATGCCTTTGATAATAGCCTGCCCTGTTGATTAGATAACCCAGGGCGTTTTCACTCATTGCCTTTGAAGAATGCCGATAATTGGGAAATACATATTCAAGATGGCAACTGAACTGTCTGACAAGATTGATTACCTCCACGGCCTGACGTGACAATGGAACAATATGTTCCCGCTTTTTATCCTTCTCCCCTTTCATGCGTTCTTTCGGAATACGCCATACAGGATTTTCACCTTCAAGATTTTCAAATTCAGACCATCGTGTAAATCTCAATTCCGATGACCTGACCGCTGTAAGTATCAGAAAACGCATCGCCAGTTTCGTAACCGGATAGGCAGGTATTTTGTCAATCTGGTTTATCATGTCCACCGCTTCATCAAAATTGATAATGGCCGGTTGTTTCCCCCTGGTTATCGGCAATAGGGCAGGCCCTATGATAGATGCCGGATTGTCCTTGCATATTCCGCTCGCAATGGCATGAACGAAAATCCCGTCCAGTCTCTGGCGAATGCGGTGGGCTGTCTCTATAGCACCCCTTTTCTCGATATCCTGCAGATTTTTCAGAATAATTTGTGGAGTCAATTCTGTAATGGGTATGCCACCCAAATAGGGAAAAACATCCCTTTCCAGACTACGGATTACATCCGTCGCGTGTTTTTTTGACCAAAGAGCTTTTTTTGTGTCCCACCATTTCCTTGCCACAACCTCAAGAGTGTTTTCATAATTTGATATGGAAAGCTCTTTTTTCAACAGTTTGTCTGTATTTGGATTGCGTCCCTCACGAATGCCGTTCCTCACATCAAGTGCGGCTGATCTTGCATCTGCCAGGGACATTGATGGATAATGCCCGATTACGATCATGGATTCTTTACTGTTGAATTTATAACGAACCCGCCATGATTTTGTCCCTGATCTTGATACATTCAGATAAAGGCCATTCCCGTCATTCAGGCGATATGGTTTGTCTTTTTTCCTGGCGGAATTAACCCTTGAATCTGTCAACACGATTTGTACCCACTTTCCTTGAATTTGTACCCACTTTTGTACCCACTTTTTATCGCATAGTCTGTCATGAACTGGCAA